CCTCGGCACTGTCGCTGATAGCCCAGGCGAACCCGCCCGCCACGTCGTCATAGACAGCCTCAGCCTCGGCCCGATCGGCGGGTCGGAGGTTGGCAGCCAGCTCGACAGCGTGGTGGACGGTGGCGGGGAGGATGGTTATGCTTGCGAAGCCCGTTGCACCAGCCGCTCCTGGAGCTTGGCCGCCTTCAGACCGAGCGAGTGCGGCGGGCGCTACCTCATCCACTAACATCGACCACCGCCTCAACCGCGAGCACCTCGAGCGGAAGCGGGTTGATCTGCTGCACTAGGCCCTGCCCCGTGTCCTGCCATTTCTGCGGCAGCTGCAGCTGCACCATCCCTGACGCCAGCCGCGTCGGCAAATCCCACGCCTCGTCGGTGCGCTGGGCCAGTTCCTCCCAATCGGGCTCCTGCCCCTGCTCCGGCACCGCCGCCGCCCGCACCGACCGTGACTGGCTGATCCAGAGCTGAAACGCCGTCAGCCGCTTGCGCCGCCCGAACTGCTCCGGCGCCATCGGCAAGGCCAAGGTCTGCAGCTCGCTGACATAAGGCAGCCCGACATGCACCCGGCTGGCGGGCCAGTCGAGCGTCACGATGCCGGAGCCGCTCACCACCCGCTGCGGATGCACATTGCCGTCAGCCAGGATCGACACCGTCTTGCCGATCAAGTGCCCGAGCCCCGTAACGGTGGTAACGGCCCTACGCACGGAGCCGCCGCCGGTCCAGTCGGGCCAGCCCACCGTGCTCACCGACTCGCCCGTTTCCAGGTCGCCCAGGTCCAGATGCGAGCCGCTGACGCTACGAACGAGATATTGCCGATCATTGACCTGCGTCGGGCCGGTGACACCTGCCACCTCCACGATCGCACCCGCCACGCAGCCATGATCGGGCGCGCGCACGTCCAGGATACCGCCGGTCGTCAGCCCGATAATCGGCCGCGGGTTATCGACCACCACGCCCGCGTCGACGAAGTGGCTATCACGCAAGTCCCGAACGATGCGCGTCGCAAACCGCTCGATCTGCCGGCGCCACTGATTATTCACCCGCCGGCGCACGACCGCATAGACCACGTCTCCCTCGGGCTCGGAGACGCAGGCGATGCTCTCGAAGGTGCCGTCCGTGTCGTGCCTGCTCCAGCCGACGACCTCCTGTTCCTTGTTGAAGGTCATACAGAGCAGCACGCCGTCGTCGCGCACCATCCACACGGCGCTGAGCGGGTCCTGCTGCCAAGCCCACTCGACGATCCGGTGGCTTTCCAACAGGTGCGCCGACAGCAAGCTGAGCTCGGAGCCGCCCCAGGCATCGTTGCTGAAGTCGTAGCCCAGATCACGCACGCTGCGCTCGCCGCGAGCCACCCAGAGCAGCGAGGAGCCCACCTTGAGCGGCGCGATGTTGGAGCAGCCGATCGAGGTCTGCTCGGTGATGCCGCCTTCCAGGGCCGGAGTTAGCCCTTGCTCGCCTCGCGCCAGCTTCCACCACCCCCCGCTCGTCCCGATCAGCAGCGACTGCATCCCAACCAGGTGCCGGATGCGGTTAACCTGAGTGCTGTTCAGCGTGGCCGTGATGGCGTCGCTGTCCTTGGTCGGCTCGCTCTTGGAGAAGTTGCTATAGAGCGCGACCTGCGAGCCCTCGATCGTGTCCGGCCCCTCGTCACTCCCGCCGAAGAACCGCCGCTGCTCGAAATAGCCCACCGCCGCCGGATACTCGCCCGGATCATCGAACGGATTGCGCGGGATGATGGGGGTAAGATCGGCCTCGGGGTTCAGCTCCGTGTTTTCAAGTAATCCGGCGGCATCTTCGACTACGCCGATAAACCCGAAAGTCCCAGCCTTGTATTTGTAGACATTTGCCCTGACGACACCGACCGGAAATGGGTAATCGACCAGGATGGTAATCTTGTGCGTCTGGTCGATCGGGTCCATTTCCTCCTGCTTTTCGGCAGATGGCGGGCCTTCCTCGCCGCTCTCGTACTCATAGGCGATCTTGTAGCGATAGACCCGGTCATTGCCGTCACCGTCCTTGACCAGTGACCAATCGCCGGTGCCCGGCGTGGGCGGTGCGGCAGAGAACGAAGGTTCGAGCAGCGACCAGTCATAAGGGCCGTATCGCCGCAGCTCCCGGATCGGGTGCGACGGATGCACTAGCGTCATCACGTCGGCTGACTGGACATACTTGATGTCGCGAAGCTCGTGCTCCTTGTATTGATGCGGCAGCTCGAGCGGGTTGCTGGTCTCGGCCGTCCCGCTGGCCAGAAACGCCACGTAGTCGATGCCGATCGTTTCGCCGTCGACCTCGCGGAACTCAATGTGGAAGGTCCCGCCACTCGGCCAGAACGCCACCAGATGCCGGCCCGGGCGCAACTCGTAGTCGTCCCGGATGTTGTCGCCACCCTCCTCGGTTCCGATGCGCAGGAACGTCCGTAGGGCAGGCTCGCCAGACACCTGCACCACCATGACGTGGCGCTTACCGCGGTATGAAGCGCCCAGCGCAATGGCCTGGTGGGCCCGCGCTACCTCGCCATCCTCGCCCACCAACAGCAGCTTGCCGGCGTTGGGTGTCTCGTAGAACACCACCTGCGCCAGGGTGATGTCCTTATCATCGGCCCCACCCTGGATGCGCAGTCGGTGGTAGCGGTACGGCGTGCTGACATCGATCCCGTCATCATCATCGATGATCTTGCCGACCGCGTCGGATGTGACCCGGTCCCAGATGCGCTGGTAGCTGAGGAAGTTGTCGTTGCTGCCGTCGACCGAGAACAGGAGGCTGGACGGGTCGCCCCCGGTCTTGAACCCGCTATCGCTGGTAGCGACGATGCGGATGCGGGTCAGGGTCTTAGTGACGCCGCTGCCCCAATCCTTGCCAATCCAGGCGTCCTCAGAGTCGGTCATCCTGACCGACTCGGCGTAGGACTGCGTCTCGTCGCCGTTGAACGCCTGGTCGAGCCCGGCACCGTTGATCATCGTGCCCAGCGCTGTGCCACCCGTGATGGGCTTGGGCCGGCCGCTGGGCTGGATCGTCGCGGTGCCGCTGCTCAGGTCGTCCCAAAAGTCAATGTTGACATCGAAGCCGCCGTTAGTCACTGCGGCGTCGGTCTTCTGCACCGTCAGCCGCTTGCCGCCCGTAAACCAGCGGAACGCCAGGTCGGTGGCTTCCAGCACATAGGTCTGCTCGGTGCTGAACGCGAAAGGCAGCAGCCTGGCGGGCCTGAACTCCTTGACCCCGCCGACGTTGGTCGTGCCCGGGCGGTTAGCGGCACCGCCGTGCGCGCGGACAATAAAGTTCCGGCAGGTCTTCAGGCCCGAGACGTACCGGTTAATGTCGATCCGGGCATGCAAAGCCGGGGCGATCTCGCCGCTGGCAAAGCTGGTCTGGAGCAGCCTGGTGGAACCAAAGGTGGCCATGGGTTACCCATACGCCGCCAGCAGGTCTCCCGGGCTCGGGATCGTCCTGACCTTCTCCTGCCGACTGCTTGCGATTGCTGCGGCCTCGAGGCACCGCTGGTACATCTGGAAGCAGTCGTTGCGCAGCTCGCGTGAGCCGGCCTTGGACATCGCCAGATCGCCAGCGAGTTTCCAGGCGACGGCATCGGTAAATAGCGGATCGAACTGCGCCGCGTCCGTGACCTTGCGCGTGAACCAGACGAACCCACCCTCGGTCATGGTCAAGATGTAGCGAGAGTCGGCGCCGGTCGAAGCCGTGGTACCCGCCACCCGGAAAGGTTCGGACGGAGGAAAGTCGACCAGATCGGCGTAGTAGACGTGCCGTCGCAGACCCGCCGCGGTCGAGACGATAAAGGCAGGCTCGGCTCGTTCGTCGATCGTCAAGGACGTGGTGACATTGCCCTCGTGGTAGCCCCGAACCATAAGGCACCCAGGCGGCATCTGCAGGCAGTAGCCCCACGGGCTGGGCGCGGTCTGGCCAGACAGCGTGGCCGGCCACGCGACCCGGCGGGCGAAGCCCCAATCGTAAGACTGGAGCACCGTGTCCCGCGCTAGATAGTAGTAGTGCCGGCACCACTTGGCCGTGCTGCCTTCGGCCTGCTCGTCAGTAATGTTCTCGAGCTGGCCGATTCTGCCTGCGGCTTGGTTCCAGATGTCAGTGACGAGGCTCACGCACGATCAGCCGCCGCTACCGGCGCGGAAGTCGCGGGCATAGGCCGCCCGACGCTGCTCGTTGCGCGAGCTCTCGTCGAACGTCTCGACCGCCTGCTGCAGGGCCGCACGGGTCAGGCCAAGCTGGCTAGCCTTGACCCTGATCTCCTCGCGCCGCTGCTCCTCGTCCTTGGACCGCTTCTTGGCCTCATCGTCCAGCGGCTCCATCCAAGAGCCCGGCACCCCGCCAAAGCGGAACGTCTGACCCTGCATCACCAGGCGGCGGCCCATGCCCGGCATCTCGGAAGGAATTTCCCCAGCCGGGCGTGACGGATCGTTGCCCCTGGCCTTGTAGTTGACCATCTGGGCATAGCGCTCCTGGAGCTCGCGCGTACGCGTCTCGCGCCGCTCCTGCTCGCGCTTGGCCGCTTCCTCGATCTGCTTCGCCGGGTCCTGCGCCTTGTCGCCGGATAGCACCCCGGCGTTGCGCAGCTCGGCCATGATCTCCTCTTTCATCTGGAGCATCATGGCTGCCGGGCTGTTCGCCAGACGCGGCGCATCCGGGTAGGACAGCGGCGGGCTCGAATAGCGCTCGCCCTCGGCATCCCGCACCTTGGCGCCAGGCTCGAGGCCGGGAACCTTGGTCTCTTCGCTCTTCGCCATCGTTCAAGACCCCTAAGCGTGCGCCGGCCAAAACCGGGTGTAGAACTTCGCGCTGTCGTCGCGCTGCGGCGGGCCGAGATGGGCCGTGATCTTGCCGGCCGTCATCGGGCCGGTCGCGACCGTGTAGGTGCAGCGCACGTAGCGCTCGACGCCCGGAGGCAGCGGCACGTAGAACCGATACCCGGCCACCAGCGTAGCCAGTGCCAGGGCGCTGCTCGTCCAGAGCGTCGTGGCACTGGAGAAGCTGGTGTTGTCGTCCGTGGTCACGGTGACGGTCAGCGTCGCGGCGCCCGCGGCCGTGAACGTCTCGGTCACCACGAACTCGAGCTCGGTCGGCGACCCACGCCCAAGGTCGGTACCCTTGTTGTCGTGGGTGTTGGTTGAGTTGGCCGTGGTCGTGATCGCTTGCGCGTCACTGAGGATCAGCTCCTTGTCGTAGAGAGCCATCGGATAACTCCTAGGTGAGCTGCGCCTCGGTGGTCAGAAGCTGGTCGACGATGTTGATCGGCACGCCGCGGAAACTGGGTATTTCGCGGCCATCGAAGTTCTGGAGGCTGATCGTGTAGGCAGCCTTCGACAGCGCCTGAATCTCCAGCATGGTCGCGACGGCCTGCGGCACGTAGAAGGCCCAGCGCGCCATCGGGATCAGGTCGGCCGGCCGGCGTCCAAGCATGCGGATCATGCCCTTGACGACATCAGCGGCCGAGCTCTCCGTGATCAGGTTCGAGGTGTCGATGTTGGCGCCACGGATCACCGCCCGCCAGTCGGGGATAGCGATGCCAGCCTTCCAGCGGAAGAACTTGCGCACGACCACATAGCGACCCCCATTGGCGTCACTGGTGGTCTCCTTGCCCCGATCCTCGATCTGGAGACCGGCCTGCGAGCCCTTCGGATAGATGCCGTGGAAGGTGTTGGGGCCATGCCCCAGCAGCCAGATCGAGCAGTTGTCGGAGCCCGAGCCGCCGAAATCGACGACCGCGCCATCCTTGGCCGCGCCCGTGCTCTCGCCCAGGTTCACGTCGCTGTAGCGCGTGCTCAGGCCAGTGATCGACTTCGGGTCGGTGGCGCGGTTGGCATAGAAGATGTCGGTGGCGATCTGAATGCCGAGCGACATCTTGTGCGGGTCCTCCTGACTGTTGAGCCAGGAAGCGCTGTTATTGTTGACCTCGAGCAGCCGCGTATCGACCTCGGAGAGCGATTCGACCATCTGCATGGCCTCTTCCACCTCGCCGGTGGTGGCCTTCGATGGCAGCACGCCCTCGTTGAACCGGGTCTTGTAGGCAGTCGGCAGCGACGTGCGCAGCGCGGTGCGGTGGTACAGGTCGCCGTTTGCCGGCAGCCATTCAATGTCCTGATTGATCGGCGTTGCCTGGTTCAGCAATTCCGCCACCCGCAGAAGCGTGCCGTCCGGGGCAGTGCTCTTCAGGACATCTACGAGGGTCGGGACCGTCCCGCCGGTGGTGGCCATCGCGGATTCCTCTACGGGTTCAAGTCGGGAAGGTTGGGCTGGAGCGCCCGGGCATCGCGCGGGGTAGTCGGCGGGCGAGCGCCAGGAACGAAGCGGTCTTCGGAGAGGCCGGCCGCATCGTGTAGCTTCACCAGCCCGCGGATCACCTCGGGATGATTGCCCAGCCCCTGCGCGTTCAGCGCGTCGATGAACTTGGCGCCGACGTGAGAGCGGATCGCGGCGAGCTTGGACTCGGTGGCGGGCCACTTCATGACGCCGCCATATTCCGGGTCGTTCTTGGTCTGCTCGGTAAGCGCCTGCTGGCGCCTGATCTCAGCCGCGAACCGCTTTTGCTCGACGCGAGCCTGGAGGTTGACGAGCTCCTGCGCCTTCTCAGGCGCGATCTTCAGCTCGGCGAAGATGCTCTTGGCGTCGGCCAGAACGTCGGCGTCGACCTCGAGCCCATCGGGGACGGCCAGGGCAGCGTAAGGATCAGCAGCCTCGGAGGGAGGCGATTCTCCTGGCGGCGGGGTCGCCGGCTTGAACTTGCCGTCCGGGCCGCGCTCGCGTGCGGGCTGGGAGCCTTCGGGCTGCTCAGCCGGTGTCGGCTTCCCCCCGCCAGATTCGCTGGGCGAGCTCGGGGAAGTCGGCGGGGATACCGGCGTCTCTGTCGCTGCTGGGGTCTGTGTCGGCTCGTCGGCCACGAGGGTCCTGCTCCCGGAACTTTTCCGTGAGCAGGAGGACTAGAGACTCCGGCGCCTGTGCCGCAAATGCCCCCATGATGCTATGCGCGTGCGCCAGCCTGCCGGCCTCGAACACCTGCCGATCGCCCTGAAAGTCGGTCGGCGTGAAGATCGGGGCCAGCCAACGGTTCAACAGCAACCGCCCGCGCGGGTCGGCAGCCATCCACTCCAGGGCATAGCGAAACTCGCGCTGGGCATCTGTCTCGCGGGGTTTGGCCACTAGAGCGTCCTCATCACAAGCAGCACGATGGCGAAGATGCCGAACCACGCGAGGCTACGGAGGATCACCCCTCACTCTCCGAGATTACATCCCGCGCGCCGGGCATGGCACGCCCGAGCTCGCTCACCTGCGCCTTGATTTCGTGCGTGTCCTGCTCGCCCGCGTGCTGGATGACAATGGTGCCGAGGTCGGTCGTCACGGTGAGAAACATCGTGTAGGCGACCATCGTCTCCATCCATGTGCCGGTCGCCCAACCGTAGGCCGTCACCACCACAGCACCGATTACCTTGGCCCATAGATGCCACGGGTGGCCATAGGCCCAGGCGATGCTGCGGAACATCACACCGGCCGGTCCATCGAGCAGCGCCAACGCTTCAGGGTAGCGTCAGGGTGGTTCAGCTCAATCCACTTCGCGGCGATGGCTTGCCCACCCATGGCGCAGGCGTAGGGGCCAGCCGTGGGCAGCTCCATGACCTCACAGGCAGTGCCGGCGCAGACCACGATCACCA